CAAGGCTCAGCCCGTTTCTGAATCCGCTGGCGACATTGGCCTCAGCGCCAAGGAAACCCGGGAGTTCAGCTTCCAGCGCGCAATCAACGCACTGGCCAACCCTGGCGACCGCAAGCTGCAGGAGGCCGCGGCCTTCGAACGCGAGTGCTCCGAGGCTGCCGCTGCACGCGCCGGCAAGGTTGCTCAGGGCATCATGGTGCCGAGCGAGGTGCTGCGCCGTGATCTGACCGTTGGCACCGCATCCGGCGCTGGCGATCTGGTCGGCACTGACTTCCGCCCCGGCAGCTTCATCGAACTGCTGCGCAACCGCTCGGCACTGGCCGGCCTTGGCGTCACCAGCCTGACCGGGCTGACCGGCAACGTGGCAATCCCGCGCCAGACCGCTGCGGCTACTGCATATTGGCTGTCTGAGTCCGGCTCGCCCACCGAGAGCCAGCAGACCGTCGATCAGGTGAACCTTTCGCCAAAAACCGTAGGCGCCTTCACCGATTACAGCCGCCGCCTGATGCTGCAGGCCAGCATCGACGTGGAGCAGATGATCCGCCAGGATCTTGCCACTGTGCTGGCGCTTGAGATCGACCGCGTGGGCCTCTACGGCCTGGGCAATACCAGCCAGCCGCTTGGCATCAAGCTGACCACTGGCATTAACACCGAGGACTTCGGTGCCGCCACTCCGACCTATGCCGAGGTGGTGAGCATGGAATCCAAGATCGCTGCGGACAACGCCGACATCGGCGCCATGGCGTATCTGATGAACGCCACCATGCGCGGCAACCTGAAGACCAAGGACAAGGGCACCGACACCGGCGCCTATGTGTTCGAGCCTGGCGGTACTGTTAACGGTTACAGCGCCGTCGTCAGCAATCAGGTTGAGTCTGGCGACATCTTCTTCGCGGTGTGGAGCCAGCTGATCATGGCGATGTGGAGTGGACTGGATCTCACCGTGGATCCCTACACCCACAGCACCAGCGGCACCGTGCGCGTGGTGGCCCTGCAGGATGTGGACTTTGCGGTCCGCCATCCCGAGGGCTTCTGCCGCGGCAACAACACCCTCTGATGTTGATTCAAATCCTTAAGGACACGTCCATCAGGGGCGTGGCTGTCAAGGCAGGGCAGGTGGTTGATACCGAGCAATCGGACGCCATCGCCCTGATCAACATGGGCAAAGCGCAGCCGGCTCCGATCATGGAGCCGGCCCCGGCAGTTTGCCCGCAGCCTTTCCGCAAACCATCCCGCAAGAGGACCAATGGCAATCTTCCAACAGACACTTGAGAAGCTGCAGCATTTCACGCTGCTGGCTACTACCACCATCACCGCTACCGGCAACCAGACCGGCGTCGATCTCCTTGAGTACGACGGCGACATTCAGATCATCTTGGCCGGCACTGCTGCTGGCGCCAGCGCTGATCTGACGTTCCGCATCGAGGAATCTTCCGACAACAGCACGTTCACTGCTGTGACCGGTGGCACGTTCACTGCGATCGGCAACGCTGCCTACAAGGAAGTGAAGACGCTCAACCACGACGACCTGAAGCGTTACATCCGCCTGAGCTGCACAGCTGAGACGGGCACCGCTTCCAGCGCTGTTACCTGCTTCGGTTTCGGCCTGAAGAAGTACGGCTGAGCTGTTCAATGATGGCCCCTGCTTGAGCTGGGGCCTTTCCTAGACTGAGGCCAATTGCTACTGCACCATGGCCATCGCCAGCATTCCGAGCATCACGTTCACCCGACCGGCGAACACGACCGCCTATACCGCTGGCGATGTGATCGGCAGTGCAACTAGCGCGATCCATGAATTGACCGGCGCTGCAAGTTCATCGTCGTTTGTATTTGTGCAGTCGATTCAGCTGCTGATTAACAATACGACGGTGCCATCCGGCATGGCCGGATTCCGCGTGCATTTGTATTCGGCGGCGCCTACCGCAATTCTTGACAACGCTGCCTATACCTTCACGACATCTGATGCTGCAGCATGGCAGGATAGCTACGAGCTTGGCACACCTGCCGTTCGCGGTTCTATGTTGCGCGTGCAGGCTTACTACCAGGGCGGCATCATGAAATTGCAGCCGGCATCATCCAGTTTGTACGCAGTGCTAGAGACCCTGGGCGCCTATACGCCTGCCAGCGGCACCGCTTATACGCTGCGCGTCAAAGTGCTTGAGGCTGGATTCTGATGATTGGCGCGCCGGTCTTCCGCTATGTGCTGACGCCAGGATGGGCTGGCGATAGCTTGGCGCGCGCTGCGCAAGCGGTGCCAAGCCTCGACCTCAACTTCGCCGTCACCAAGACTGTCGGCCCCCTCGTCACCTTCACCCGCGCCAGCACCGCGACCTACATCGACAGCGCGGGAACGCTGCAGACGGCGGCTGTGGATGTGCCGAGGTTTGACCACAACCCAACGATCGGCGAAAGCCTGGGCCTGCTGGTGGAGGAGCAGAGGACGAATCTGCTACTGAATACAGCAACGCTATCGACTCAATCAGTCACCGTTACAGCAGCCGCTCACACGTTGTCTTTTTATGGCTCAGGGACTGTCACACTTTCTGGAGCAAGCACGGCAGGCCCAGCTGTTGGCAGCGGTGCGTTTCCGGCGCGGACAACGCTGACATTTACGCCATCTGCTGGCACGTTGACGCTGACGGTGACAGGCAGTGTCACCAGGGCCCAACTAGAAGCCGGTGCTTTCCCCACCTCCTACATCCCCACCACCACAGCCGCAGCCACCCGCAGCGCGGACGTTGCCAGCATCACGGGCACAAACTTCAGCTCCTGGTACCGGCAGGATGAGGGGACGGTGTTTGCGCGATACAGCTTTCCCCAAAGTCCCAATACAAGCGGCGCCAGAGTATTCGTATTTAACAACCCCACTGGAACAAACATTATATGGTTACGAGCCCAAGGCGGCGTTAATCGTGTTTACGATGTAACAGATGCCAGCGTATCGCAAGCAACTTTTAACCAAGGCGCTTATGCCGCAGGGGTTGAGTACAGAGCTGCTTTAGCAACAAAAGCAAATGATTTTGGATTTGCAGAAAACGGAGGAGCGCCACAATCAGATTCTTCTGGAACAATGCCGAGCGTTGATCGACTTGGAATTGGCGTAGACGCCAGCGGTGCCTCTCCAGGCAACGTTCACATCCGCCGCCTCACCTACTGGCCCCAGCGCCTCCCCAACTCCACGCTGCAGGCGATCACGCAATGACCCACTACATCCGCTTCCCCGACGAATCCACTGGCATGGCTGCCCTGGATGCTGCTGGCCTTACCACCACCAACGAAGACGGCGACACCGTGGTGCTCACGGCCAGCCACACCCACGCCTTGGATGTCATCGGCCCCATCTACACAGGAGGCACCTACGACCCCGAGACCGGCGAGGTGCTTACCCCACCCGTGCTGCTGAGCGGCTGGCACGTCAACTACATCGGTGAGCTGCCTGATGGGTGGGACGCCTATCTCGTCGAACCCAAACACCCATCGAGGATATTCGCGTGACCATCACCGAGAACCTAGACGCATTCCTGGATGACTTCGGCGTGACATGCACCGCCGGAGCGGTGACTGCATTGGGCATCCTTGACATGCCATCCCAAGTGCTGCTAAGCGACGCAATCCTGAGCACTGACTACACCTTGACCGCACGCGCATCCAGCTTTGGCAGTTTGAAGTATGGCGACAGCATCACGGTGGCAGGCACTGCCTATACGGTGCGTGAGACGCAGTACATTGATGATGGCGCAATGGTGCAGCTAGCACTACAGAAGACATGAGCGCACCGATTCGCACCAACACTCGCGCGGCATGGACTGCAGGCAATCCAATCCTGCTTGCCGGTGAGTTCGGCCGCGAATCGGACACGGGCAATATCAAGATCGGCAATGGCGCGCAGCGATGGATCCAACTGCCGTATCACGGCTGTCCTGGCTACTGGGGCAGTTTCTGGGATTCGACATCGCAGTATGTGGCGACGATCAACACGCCAACCGCAATACTGCTGCGTTCTGGCGACTTGAGCAACTACGGCGTTGCAGTTGCATCAGGCAGTCGCATCACGGTGCTGCATCCTGGCGTTTATAGCATCACATTTTCAATCCAGTTCACCAATAGCGATAACAGCATCCATGACATCAACGTATGGCTGCGCAAGAATGGCAGCGGCAGCAGCGGTGATGTAGCAGATTCAGATAGCCGCTTCAGTATCATCGCGCGGCATGGCAGCACTGATGGCAACATCATCGGCACGGTGAACTATGTGCTGAAGCTGGCCGCAGCTGATTACATTGAACTGATGTGGGCGGCAAGTGATGTTGATGCTTACATCCACGCCGAAGCTGGCAATGCCACGCATCCTGCCATCCCTGGCATCATCTGCACAGTCACCCAAGTCGCCAGCGCCTGAGTCATGACAACACGCCGCGAAAGCATACTGGCCACTATTGCCTCATCACTGGCTGGTACGACTGGCGTCAGCACGCGCATCTACCGCAGCAGGGTGGAGCCGATCACACGCGGCGAATCACCGGCCATTGTGGTTGAGCCGATCTCAGATCAGGCGGTGATCAGCAACAGCCATTGCAAGACTGACTGGACGCTGACGGTGCGTGTGGCGATCATCGTGCGTGGCGCCATACCGGATCAGGCAGCTGATCCGATTGCCGAGAGTATGCACGCCAAGATCATGGCAGACCAATCAGTAGGCGGCTACGCCATGGCCATCGAGCCGCGCGGCGTGCAGTTTGACATGATCAGCGCAGACCAGCCTGGCGGTGTGATCGCTTGCGACTATGAGGTGAGGTACAGGACTGGCCTTGCAAGCCTGGTAAGCTAGTGATGGCAAAACCTAGACTATCCGTGAGCAACAAAAAGCTCCCGCCACTGCCATCTGCCGGCGGCACTTATGTGCTGAACGACAAAGGCACCGAATGGACATTGCACCAGCAAACCTCCGACCCGCTGATTCCTGCGACCGATGGCACTGACACGCAACCGCCTGCTGCTGGCGAAATCTGAATCGAGCTATGGCGTGGTGCCGTCACCGGCGCCAGCCGGTACTGATGCGGTACTGATCAGCAATCTTGAAGTGTCACCGCTCCAGCTTGAGCTGAAGGACCGCGAGCTGGTGCAGGGCTACCTGGGCAATTCGGCGCAGGTGGTGGGACAGACCAGCGTCGGCGTGAACTTCAGCGTGGAGCTGGCAGGCAGCGGCACTGCAGGCACTGCACCGCGCTGGGGCTCACTGATGAAGGCATGTGGGTTCTCGGAGACTGTTGTCACCAGTACCAGCGTGACCTATGCGCCAGTGAGCAGCAGCTTCAGCAGCGTGGCGCTGGACTTCAGGAACGATGGCATCAAGCACCTGATCCTGGGCGTGCGCGGCAATGTGGCGATTGAAATGAGTGCCGGTGAAATTCCTAAGTTGAATTTTACTTTCATGGGGATTTATGCGGCGCCAACTGCGACGGCAAATCCGGCAACAACATTTACCAATCAATCAACGCCGGTCGCAGTCAATGCCGACAGCACCACCAGCGTTAGCGTGCATAGCTACTCCGCGTGCATGAATGCGTTTAACCTTGATATGGCGAACAATATGGTGTTCCGCCAGTTGGCAGGTTGCACAAAGCAAGTCATGATTACGGATCGCGCGCCAAGCGGCTCGATCACGGTTGAACTACCTGCCCTTGGCACAAAGGATTTTTATACCATCGCAGCTGCGCAGACTGCTGGCGCCATCAGCTTCCAGCATGGCCAAACCGCTGGCAACATTGCCACATTCACGGCCAGCAACTGCGCATTTGATTCACCAACGCTGGAAGACGGTGATGGTATTCAGCACATTGTGCTGCCATTCCGTCCGCTGCCTGGCAGCAGCGGTAACGATGAAGTTTCCATTGCACTGACCTGATGGGTTTCATTCTTGAGCAAACGCCAACCTTCTCCTGGCCGATCACGATTCGGGAGCAGGTAGACAACGGCCGCTACCGCACACATACGTTTGAGGCAGTCTTCAAGCGGCTGCCGCAGAGCAGGCTGGAGGATCTTGCAATCAACTTCCAGCAGCTGCGTCATGCCGTCAAAAACGACGACCTGATTGATCGGATCCCTACCAGGGAGATTGCGAGCGAGATCCTGGTGGGTTGGAGCGGCATCTTCGAGGCCGACAACACCACGCAGATCCCGTACTCCGAGGAGACCAAGTCGCAGCTGCTGGAGGTGGCCACTGTTGCTGAGATGTTGGTGCAGACCTACATCGAAAGCGTGGAGAAGGCCAAGGCAAAAAACTGACCGGCGCCGTGGATCACCTATTCCGCGGCGAGAAGGCAAACGATGACCTGCTGGCTGACGCGGCAGAGTATGGCATCGAGCTGCCGGAGGCTATGTTTGCGCCGCAGCATTTCAAGCTGTGGCCTGAACATGCTGAGGTGGTCGATCTGTTCCTGCGCTGCATGACGCAGTGGCGCCCTACCAGCAATGGCGTGATCGGCTTGGATTATGGAGTGGTGTTGCAGCTTGCTAGCCTATATAAGATCAGCGACCCGGCCGTAGCGCTGGAGGATTTGCAGGTGATGGAACTGCACGCCAGGGCGCAGATCAACAAGCAGTTGGAGAAGCGCTGATGGCCGTGATGGAAGCGCTGCTGAAGATCAAGGCATCGGTTGATGGCGAAGGTGCTGTGACGGCACTTGCCAGGGGCATGGGTGGCCTCAAGAAAGGTGCAGAGGATGCCAGCAGCGGCCTCGGTGGAATGCTCAAGAGTGCCGGCGGACTGAGCGGTGCGCTGGGCAGCCTGGTGCCATTGGTGAGCGGCGTTGGCCTGGCGGCCATGGCCAAAAGCGCCATTGATGCAGCGGACAACATGAATGACCTGTCGCAGAAGACAGGCGTCAGCGTTGAGCGCTTAAGTCAGTTTGACCAGGCGGCCAAGGCAAGCGGTACAACGCTTGAATCGGTAAGCAAATCAATGATCAAGCTTGGCAAAGGTCTTGCCGAAAGTGACTCGGGGCCAGCTGCCAAAGCGCTCAAAGAGCTAGGTGTAAGCGCTACAGATGCCAGCGGAAAGCTGAAAAGCACTGATGAATTGGTGCTGCAGGTTTCGGATAAGTTCAAGGCCATGCCAGATGGCGCCAAGAAATCAGCGCTTGCCATCCAGCTATTTGGCAAGTCTGGCGCGGACATGATTCCACTGCTTAATGGTGGCCGCAAGGCAGTGGAAAGCCTTGGCATCACCATGACAACCAAGTTTGCCAAAGGTGCTGATGATGCCAATGACAAACTGGTGGTGCTTCAGACCAAGCTGGTTGAGCTCAGCGTGAAGCTTGGCACTGCATTGATGCCAGTGCTCAGCACGATCACTGATCTGGTCATCCGGATGGCCACTGGTTTCAGCAGCCTGCCGGATTGGATGCAAGGCACCATCGCAGCCGTTGGCGGCCTGGTGATTGCGCTCGGGCCGTTGGTGCAGATCCTTAGTGGTGCGATGGTCGTTATCAAAGGGATTGCAGCGTTGCAGCTTGGC